AACCTCAGAACAAACACGGGAATAACAACATGGCCAATCCTGGCATCGTATCCAATCTCGGTCAGGCCAACGGCGCTGGCGACGTTCAGGCGAACTTCGTCAAGGTCGCAACCGGCGAAATCCTGACTGCATTCACTCGCACTGTCGAGTTCGCGGACAAGCACATGGTCCGCAACATTTCGGAAGGCAAGTCCGCTTCCTTCCCCGTAACGGGCCGCACCTCGGGTGCCCGCTACCACACCCCGGGCGATCAGGTCCTCGGTACGGTCACCAAGTTCAACGAGCGCGTCATCACCATCGACGACCTCCTGCTGACCGACTACTTCACCGCCAACATCTACGAGGCGATGAACCACTTCGAGACCCGCTCGGAGATGACCAAGCAGCTCGGTGAAGAGCTGGCCCAGGCATACGACCGGAACGTGGCTCGCACCATGATCCTGACGACCCGTATGTCGAACGTCGTGGACAACCTCCCCGGTGGCGGCAAGATCGTCAACGCGGCTCTGCTCACGGACAGCGACAAGATGGCTGCGGCCTTCTTCGACGCGGCTGCTGCTCTGGATGCCAAGTACATCCCGGCTGAGCGTCAGGCTGCTCTGAAGCCGGTGCAGTACTACGCCCTGGCCCAGAACACCAAGGTCATCAACAAGGACTGGGACGGCAAGGGTTCCTATTCGGACGGTAAGGTCTTCAAGATCGCGGACATCCCGGTCTTCAAGTCGCTGAACCTCCCGAACGGCACGACCGTTGCAACCGGCCCGACCAAGTACCAGGGCGACTTCACGGCAACTGCCGGCATCATCTTCAACAAGGGCCTCGCTGGCACTGTGAAGCTGCTCGATGTCGCTATCGAGAGCGAATACATGGTCTCGCGTCAGGGCACCCTGATCGTCGCCAAGTACGCTGTCGGTCACGGCGGTCTCCGTCCGGAATGCGGTCTGGAGCTGGCTACGGCCTAATCCACACCCACCACAACAGAACCGGGGCTCCTTAGGGGGCCTCGGTTTTTTTCGTTCAACTCTCCACTGGAGGACAAATGGCCAACGGCCTGACCCCACTGACAGAGCTTGAGGCGATCAACGAAATCCTCGCGACCAGCGCCGAAAGCCCTGTGTCGACCCTTGAGGAGAACCAAGTGATCGACGCCTCGCTCGCCATGAATACCCTTCGGGCTACCTCGGTCGAGGTCCAAACCGTTGGCTGGAATTACAACCGGGAAGAAGGCGTTCCGCTGACCCCCGACCAGAACGGAGAGGTCATCCTTCCCCCGAACGTCTTGAGGGTCGATACCTCAGGCGAAAGCGCAGCCACCAACGCTGTGCAGCGCGGCTCCCGTCTCTATGACAAGGGCAACCGCACCTACCAATTCACCGGCAACGTGACGGTCGATTGGGTCCTCGGGCTCGCCTTCGAGGAACTCCCGTCCACGGCTCGCCTCTACATCACGATCCGCGCCGCTCGCAAATACCAGGACCGCTACTTCGGTGACCAGTCCACGCACTCCTATTCGGCACAGGACGAGCAGCTCGCTCGCGCCGCGATGATCGACGAGGAGATGGACAGCAACGACGCCAACATGCTGAGCGACAGCCAGTTCATGATCAAGCTCAGGGGCCGCAGCTAAGTGGCCAAGGTCTCTGGCTCGATTGCCAATTTTGCCAACGGTGTCAGTCAGCAGGCCATGGCCTTGCGTCTGGCTACCCAAGGCGAACTCCAGACGAACGCCTACTCCACCATCGTGGACGGCCTCAAGAAGCGCCCTCCGACACAGCTCAGGGCGAACCTCGGGGCTGCCATTTCAGGCGACGTCTTCACCCACACAATCAACCGTGACGCCTTTGAGCGCTATGAGGTGATCCTCACCCCGGCCTCGATCCGCGTCTTCACCCTCGGCGGTGAGGAGCGGTACGTCAACGCGCCGGCTGGCCTCGGCTATCTGGCCTACGACAGCGTGGCCTACAAGCGTCCCCCGTATCGAGCCCTGACGGTTGGCGACTACACCTTCGTCACGAACCAGACGGTCAAGACTGAGCTGGACCCTTCGGTGATCGAACAGGTGTCCCCGAGCGAGGCCATCATCAACGTGCTGGCCGGCAACTACGGCAAGACCTACTCGATCAAGATCAACAACGTCGAGGTCGCTCAGTATCGCACCCCGGATGGCCAGAGCGCGGCGCAGAGCCCTGCTGTGGACGTTTCATTCATTGCCCGCAGGCTCGCCACTGGTGAGACCGTAGCGATGGAAACGACGGTCAATGGGCAGGCCAACGGCAACTGGACATGGAAGGTCACCGACACCGCTCTCTCGGCCAACGGCATCACTGCCGGCAACGGCTGGACGGTCAAGGTCTTCAAGTCCACGATCTACATCAAGAAGGACGACGGCACAGACTTCAGCATCTCCTGCGACGACGGCTACAACGGCAACGCCATGAAGGCGCTCCGCAAGACCGTGCAGGACTTCGCGGACCTCCCGGCCTACTGCGAGGACGATGTCGCCATTGAGGTGACCGGCTCTGTCGGCACCGAGTTCGACAACTACTACGTTCGGTTCGACCGGCAGGACGCCAACTCCTCCATCGGCGTCTGGCGGGAAATCCCCAAGCCTGGGATCACCAAGGCGCTCAAGGGTTCCACGATGCCCCATGTCCTCGTTCGCGAGGCAGACGGCTCTTTCACCTTCAGGGCTGCCGATTGGGACCAGCGCAAGGCAGGCGACGACAAGATCGCTCCCGGCCCCTCGTTCGTGGGCAACTCGATCAACGAGCTGCTGTTCTTCAAGAACCGCCTCGGCTTCCTGTCCGACGAGAACGTGATCCTGTCCCGAGCGGGCAGCTTCTACGACTACTGGCGCTCGACCGCGACGGCGCTCCTCGACGATGATCCCATCGACGTGGCGGCGACCGACAACGGCGTCTCTGTGCTTCGCAGCGCGGTGGCATCGTCTGACAGGCTGGTGCTGTTCGCAGACCAGACGCAGTTCACCCTTATGGGCAACGAACTGCTGACCCCGAAGACAGCCTCGATCCGTCCCTCGACGTCCTTCCAGGCGTCCCGTGTGGCTCGCCCCGTGCGCGCCGGCAACTCGATCTTCTTCCCGGTCGACCGTGGCCAGTTCACCATGATCCGCGACTACAGGATCGACGTGAACAGTGGCATAGCGGACGCTGCGGATACGACAGGGCACGTCCCTCAGTACATCCCCGGCACGGCCCTTAAGATCGCAGGATCGACCCATGAGGACATCCTCGTGGTGCAGGCTGATGGCGACCCCGCCGCGCTCTACGTCTACAAGTACTACTGGTCGAACGATCAGCAGCTCCAGGCGAGCTGGTCCCGGTGGACGTTCCCCGGCGTGACGGCAATCCTCGACATCGCCTTCATCGACAGCCAGCTCATCATGATCGTCAATCGTGGCGCTACGGCACACATTGAGGTCATGGAAATCCAGCCCGGTGGTGTCGACGCTCACATGCGCTTCGTGGTCAACCTCGACCGGCGCTTCAAGATCGACGCCTCCATGGGACGCTCCTACGACCCCTACAGCGACCTGACGATCATCCCGATGACGGAAGACATCACGGCGGCTGATTACGTCTGTGTGACTGCCGGCGATGCCGTGAAGGTCATGGAGCCGGGTCTGGAGATCAAGATCGTGTCCAGCACCCCCACGCTGGTGGTCCTCCAGGGCGACCTCAGGGGCGTCTCGCTCTACTTCGGGACGAACTACGAGATGCGCTACAAGCTCTCCACCATCTTCATCCGGCAAGAGAGCCGTGCGGGTGGTGTGTCGGTTGTCACCGAGGGGCGTCTGCAGCTTCTGCAGCTCCTGCTCCAGTTCTCCAAGACGGCCTACTTCCGGGTCGAGGTCACGCCGATGGCGCGGGAGACCAGAGCCTACTTCTCGATGGGTCGCCTCATGGGTGATCCGAACAACATGGTCGACGTGGTCAATCTCAGCGACGGAGCCTTCAGGGTTCCGCTGTTGTCGAAGAACGACCGGATCGCCATCGAGATCGTGAACGACAGCTACCTCCCGGCCTGCCTGCTCTCCGCAGAGTGGATCGGCAACTACGTCCAGAAATCAACAAGGATTTGATGATCACAATTCGCAGGGCCAAGGTGGCCGACGCTATCTCCCTGGCCCCGCGATTGAGGTCAGCAGACAAGGACGAAATTAGAGCAGCCTTGGGCATGACGCCTGAGGCTGCCCTGCCTCTGTTCATTCAGGGGAACTACGTGTGGGCCGGCGTCGAGCCGTCGGGAGAAGTCTTCGGGCTCTTCGGGATCGACCCAGTCCACAACAGTCCCCACCTCGGGATTGTCTGGATGGTCTCTTCCCCGGCCATCATGAAATACCGTCGAGAGCTGATCAGGCTCGCCCCGAAGTGGCTCAAAAGGCTGCACCGGGTCAGGCCCCTGATTGGCAACCACATCGACGCCCGCAACACCACGCACATCCGCTGGCTCAAGCGCATGGGTTTCTCGTTCCTGAGGACCCACCCTGAGTTCGGCGTCGAGAAGCGTCCCTTCCACGAATTTGCAAGATTGAGGTCATAACGATGTGCATTGGAGCAGTCGGAATGGCTGTTGCTCAGTTTGCCCTGTCCGCTGCCAGCACCGTCGCCGGCTTCGTCGGCCAGTCGCAGCAGGCTGAGGCACAGCAGCAATACTACAAGAACAACCGTGACGCCGCGAACAAGGCTGCCGTCAACACCTACGCTGCCAACCAGAACCGCGCCCTACAGGAACGCAAGGCTGCCTCGCAAGAGACCCAGCAGTTGCAGACCGACGCTATGCGCGCGAGGGGCACCGCAGAAGTGGCTGCCGGCGAGGCTGGCGTGACTGGTCTGTCTGTAGACAGCCTGATTGCCGACTACTACGGCCAGCAGGGGCGCTACGAGCGGACCCTCGACAACAACTATCAGATGCAGGCCGACTACCTCCGTGGGGAGATGGACGCCACCCGGGCTCAGGCCGAGGGTCGCATTAACTCGGTACAGCAGGGCCAGAAGCCCTCGTTCGCTGACGCAGCCATCCGTATCCTGGGTGGAGGCCTCGACGCTTACGGCGGGTATCAGCGCGCCAAAGCAGCAGGGGTAGCATAATGGCACAAGGAAGAGTTCAAGCACCGGACTTGCAGTCGAACGTCAGGCTCACGCCGGCACCGATGCAGTCCGACACATACGCCCCACCGCCACAGCCGGCCAAGAACGAGAACCTGTTCCGTCTGGCTGACGCCCTCAGCTCCTTCTCGGGCTCTGTAGGGAACCTCGTCGGTGTGGTCGGGCAGAAGTCCAAGGAGGAGCGCCAGCGCGAAGAAGCGGCGTTCCAGATGCACGTCGCCGGCCAGACCCTCGGGGACACCCGTAAGGAAATCCAAGCGGGCCGCATGATGGTCTCGGCTGACAAGATACAGAACGCCTCCAACCAGTCCTACTACGGGACGAAGTGGGCGCAGGCGCTTGCAGCCGACACTGACACCGAGCTGGAGACGACCTTCGATTGGGACAAGGGGAACCCGGAAGAGTTCCTCGCCAAGAAGTTCCAAGAGAGCATCCAGGCAGAGGGCAACCTCACTGACCCCAACGCTGTGGCCGCTGCTGGCCGCGCCTGGGACAGCTACAAGAACTCGGTCCTCACCAAGCAGCAGGACTACCGAAACAAGAGACAGGTCCAGTCGACCGTCGATACGGCCTTCGGCGTCATCAGCGACAAGTCCAACGAGTGGATCAAGGCTGGTATGGAGCCGGCCAAGTTCGCCGCGAACCTCAACCAGATGCGCAAGGAATTGGGCATCAAGGGTTCCCTCGGGGCCAACGAAGAGACGCTTGATCAGGAATACCTCAACGCCGCCGCAAGGATGGCTCAGACGAACCCTGAGTACGCAGTGGCTATGCTCGATGCCGAGTATGATGGACGCGCTGGAAAGACGTCGTTGTCGGCTCAGCGGGGCTACCGCGACCGCGTCCTTCAGATCAAGGCCGAGGCTGCCAAGGCGATCGGCATTCGTAGCGACAACGATCAGAAGGCCTCCATGGCCGCATCCGCTGATCAGCTCGTTGCAGAGGGAAAGGGTGACCAGATCACCGACACCCCGTGGTTCGACTACAAAGGCGATCAGCACAACGAGAGCGGCGAGACGATCAAGAAGGAGGCCTACCAGCGCTTCCTGATCAAGTCCCGCGACACCGCTGCAAAGGACAAGGAGACTGGCGAGCAGACCCTGGCTAGGGAGCTGAGGGTCGCCAACTCTTCAGGCGTCGAACATCCAGGCCTCAAGGCTGAGGTTGGTGGCATCTTCCAGGCCGCTTCGGTGGACATGACGCAGGACCCTCAGGGGATGGATCGGGTCATGCAGAAGATCAAGACCGCGCAGTGGCTCTACAACAACTCCAAGAACACCTACATGGCCTACACCAAGGAGGAAGACCGGGACTTCATGGAGAGCTTCATCCAAGCCAAGAACGATATGCCCGGTAAGGATGGACGCCAGATGTCCGATCAGGCTGCCCTGGAGTTCGCCATCAGGACTTCCCAGCCGGTACAGGTCGACGGCCTGAACTTCACCAAGGCTCAGAACGACGCCATTGACGCCGCGACCAAGACCCTGGGCCGATCCCCTGGCTGGTTGTGGGGTGAGAATGACGCTGAGCCTGTCAATTCCGCCGCAGCCCAGCAGCGTGTCGCCTCCATGGCCAAGCGCTTCGTGCGTGGTGGATGGAATGCCGACAAGGCTATTGAGGCTGCCAAGGACTACGTCAAGCGCACCTCGACGACCTACAACGGCGTCCTGCTGGAGACTGGTTCGATGGTCCTGCCCGACAACTTCAAGCCGGCCATGGACACCATCATCTCGGACTTCGTGAAGGAGAACCCCAGGGTTCTGCCGACCCACGACATCTCAGCCGGCGACATCTCGATCATCCCCATCGGGGACATCAACCGTTCCAACGGGCGGTTCATGCTGGTCAGCAAGGAAGACGGCAAGATCATCCCGATCATGGATGACAGCGGTCAACCCCACTTCGTCACCCTCACCCGCGTCAGGGAAGTTGCCAAGATCGCGGACGCCGATGCCACTGCAAAGGCCACCAATAGCGTGACCCTTCAGGGTGCCGCCCGCGCCCGTGGTCTGGTCTCCGCGTCTGACGGTCGATACGTCGATCCCAAGACCCGCGAGTACTACGACATCACGATCCCAGAGGCCGGTGGCGCTCCGGTGGTCAAGAAGTCCGGTCAGCGCGCCAAGGCAGCGGTGTTCGACGACAAGGCAAAGGCTGCAGGCATCAGCGTTGGTGACCTAGTGCGGCCTCCGAAGGACAAGCCTAAGGCTCCCAAGCCGAGACGAACTCCCTCGATCAAGCCACTCTACGACGACAACGGCATCATGCCACCGCTGAGCCCTCGCGCCAGCAACTAACCCTCAGGCCCTCGGATCACCTCCGGGGGCCTTTCCAATTCATCATCAAGGAGCCTCATGAAGGTTACAGCAGATCAAGTCATCGCCGGCCTCCAGAGGCGCGGTGTGCCATTGCACGTCGCCCAGGGCGTTGCGATGAACTTCTCGGATGAGAGCAACTTCAACACCGACATCAACGAGCAGAACCCCTCGTCTGGTCGCGGAGGCTTCGGCCTCGCCCAGTGGACAGGTGATCGCCGTGTCGCGCTGGAGAACTTCGCCTCTCATCGTGGCACTGCCACCAGTGACCTCGACACCCAGCTCGACTTCTTCATGGACGAGAACGCCACCTCGGAGAAGAGTGCATGGCAGAAGGTCCTTGGTGCCCAGACGTCCAACGAGGCCGCTGCCCAATTCGTCCAGCATTGGGAACGCCCACGGGCTGACTACCTCGCCCAACGGCAGGCCAAGTATCGTGGTGGCTCCTCGGACATTTCCATGGGCAACGGCGACGTCCACCAGTGGTTCACCGCCCAGCCGGCAGCCCAGCCTAACACGGCGGCCGATCCAAGCCTGTGGCAGACCATCCAAGACAGCGCAGCGCAGAGCCAGACGCTCCCATGGGTAACGGATATGTGGGCTCGCGGCTCCTACGACAAGCCCCAGGCCGACCCCAACTGGTCCCTCGACCCGAAGCGCATCACCGCGGATTTTGCCGCCCGTAACATCCCCGAGAGCGAGATCAAGACCTACTCTGAAGGACGCGGCGCGGTGGGCCTGACTTCGGTCTCTGAGGCCGACTATCAGGACAATCTCGGGCGCATCAAGCACGACTTCGATCAGCGCACCCGGCTGGCTAACGCTGGCTTCACCGGCACGGTCCTCGACATCGCCAACTCAATCCTCGACCCGGTTGCCCTCGCGGGTGACGCTATGGGCGGCGTATTCGGTCACGCCCTAGTGTTCGGCATGAAGGCTGGTCGGCTCTCCAACGCCGTCCGTGGGGCTGCTGTGGGTGCTGCTGCCGGCTTCGGTGGCACTGCCGCCACGATGGCCAACCCCAACAACAGCCAGATGGACCTCCTCGCGGGGACCATTCTCGGTGCAGGCGTGGGTGGCATTGCTGGTCACCTCTTCGCTCACCCCTCGACTGCCTTTGAGGCTGAGGGCCTGAGGCGCGCTGCGGCCAACGCCGTGGATGCCCATGAGGGTCTCGCCATGTCGGGTTCCGTGGGTGCCGCCAAGGCTACCCCTGCCAAGCCGTTCCTCGACGAGGACAAGCTCATCGCTCAGGTCGACGACCGTGACTTCGCGGAGACCTTCGGTGGTCGCTTCCGCGTCGACCTCGCAGCCCGCATGATGGAAGACGACAACCACCTGATCAACGCTGCTGCCGGCCTCGTGCAGGATGGCGTCGGCAAGAAGGGTGGCGCAGTCAACAACATCTCGGCTTCCGAGGACATGACCCGCCTCTTCGAGGAGAAGGTCATCTACCACGAACAAGTCTACAAGACCCAGGTCAAGGACTACGCTACGCGCCAGGACAAGAGCCTGAAAGGCATCCAGATCGAGCGCAAGTTCAACGACGAGGTCGACGCCTACATCCGCGACCGGGCAGCGGGCCGGGAAGACCGCTACGACGCTGCGGTGCGCAAGGCTGGCGACAAGCAAGTCTCGCTCTACTCAGACGCGCTCAAGATGATGCAGAACCCCTTCCTGCGCGAGGACATCCCCGGCGCTCGCCCGGTTCTGAACGCTGACGCCGTCAAGGCTGACCCTCACTTCGCCCCGCGCTTCTGGGAAGCTCCCAAGCTGATGGAAGCACGGCGGATGTTCGGTGAGGACGCGGTCTCGAACCTCATTGGTCGAGCCATGAAGTCCGCCAACACGGCACTCAATGACGACGTGATCGAGCGTACCTCAAAGGCCTTCACAAGGGCCATCATGGATCGCGCTCACGGGCTCGATGACGTGACCAACTTCAACCTCTCCCAAGCCAACCTCGACGGCCTGCTGGAGATGCTGGAGAAGAACTACGGGCTGATCAAGGAAGACGTGGACGCCCTGAAGTGGTCGCTCTCGGGGGCCGGCAAGAAAGGCACCGACAAGGGCGCTGATGGCCACATGAAGTCCCGCCTGCTGCTCGACGAGAGTATGCCGGGGGTCATGATGAGGAACAACCTCACAGGCACCACGGAGGAGCTGAAGCTCTCCGACCTATTCTCGACGGACGCCAAGGCCAACTTCACCCGCTACATGCGCAGCACCATGGGCCGCGTGGCTCTGGCTCGCTACCGCTGGAGTGACGGCGCTGGCAACCTTGTGATCAACGGCTTCACGTCCGACGCCGACTGGAACAAATACATCCAGTTGACCAAGCAGCGGAACGCCGAGCTTATCTCCGCAGGCAAGATCACCAAGGCTCAGGCAGACACCGGCATCAAGCGCATGGAGTTCGCCTACGCCACGATCCTTGGTCGCCCCACCAACACCCTCGACGCCACCAACGCCGGCTGGACCCTCAGGATGCTCCGCAAGTTCAACTTCGCGCGCATCATGAACCAAGTCGGCTTCGCCCAGCTCTCCGAGATCGGGATGCCCATCGCGTCCCTCGGGTGGAAGGCTGCCCTGTCCCAAGCGCCGGCCCTACGCCGCGTCGTGAATGGGGACGGAGCGTCGATCCTGAAGTCCGGCCTAGCGGACGATCTGGAGGCCATCCTGGGTGTGGGTGCAGACCGCCTCACGCACAGCTCCAACTACAACCTCGAAGACATCACGCACCTCTACGAAGAGCCCACCTCGACGTGGAAGGATGTGGTCGAGAGGGGCCTGAACAAGGCCAACAAGGCTACCTCGGAAATCTCGGGCCTCACCCAGGCCAACGTCATGCTGGAACGCTGGACCGCTGCGGCGATCATCCAAAGGTTCTCCGACATGGCGCACGGCGGCAAGGCTTTCTCGGCCAAGCGGCTGGCTGACCTGGGCATGGACAAGGACATGACCGACCGCGTCATGAAGATGTTCAAGGAAGAGGGCAATTTCGAGCATGAGACCGGCTTCATCACTGGTCGCAAAGTCATGCGCGCTCACTTCGACAAGTGGTCCGATAAGCCGGCCCGCGAGGCCTTCATTCGGGCAGCTCACAGGTTCAGCCGGCAGATCATCCAGAAGAACGACATCGGGAACATGGCTATGTGGATGTCCAGTCCGCTCGCCAAGATATTCATGCAGTTCCGCACGTTCATGGTTGGGGCATACGCCAAGCAGACCCTGAAGGCGCTCAACATGCGTGACCCTATGGCGCTCCACCAGCTCATGCTGACCTCGGGATTGGCTACGGCCTCCTACATCGCCCAGATGAAGCTCCAGGCTATGGGTCGCGCGGACAAGGACAAGTTCCTCGAAGAACGGCTCAACCCTACGAACCTCGCTGCTGCCGGCTTCGCCCGTGCAGGCATGTCCTCGATCATCCCCATGCTCGTCGACACCGGGCTCTACGCCTCGGGCAACGACGCGCTGTTCTCCTACACCCGCACCACGGGTCAGGCGAGCAATATGCTATTCGGCAACCCGACGATGGGTGGCATCGACGACCTCACGCAGGCAACTCGTGGTGTCGCTGGGCTGTTCCGTGACGGGCAGTGGTCGCAGGACGAGGCACGGTCACTGACCCGCATCCTCCCCTTCGGCAACGCTCTGCCGATCACCATGGGGCTCAACGCGGCGATCTCTGATCTGCCCAAGCATCCGCCCCGCAACTAGCACCCAACGCACCCCTCAACGAGGCCCTCAGGATCACACCTGGGGGCCTTTTGCATTTCCACTCAAGGAAACCAATGACCTCACCAATTCTCTCGTACGTCGTTTATGACGGCGACGGGTCGAACCGCGACTTCACGTTCGACTTCGGTTACCTCGACCGCAACCACGTCAAGGTCTACGTCGATGACGTCGCCGTGGGCTCCTTCGCATGGGCCGGTCCGTTCCAGCTCCGCTTCGACGCAGCGCCGGCTGTAGCCTCCAAGATCAAGATCGCTCGGGAAACCCCCAAGCCTCCGCTGGTGACCATCGCCAACGGCTCCTCGCTGCGCGCTGAAGACCTCAACAGGCAAGCCCTGCAGGCGATCTACGTCAGCCAGGAAAGCGCCGACATCGCGGTTCTGATGAAGTCCGGTACGCTGCTCTCGCCTGACACTGACGCAGGCCGGGTCGACCTCCAATTCCCCTCGATTGAGGCCCGCAAGAACAACGTTCTGGGCTTTGATGAGTTCGGCCAGTTCCGCCCCTTCACGTCCGCCGACATGCCCAAGGGCGAGACCGGCGACAAGGGTCCTCAGGGTGACGCCGGCCCGCAAGGCCCGGTAGGCGTTCAGGGTTCCCAAGGCATCGCTGGACCTCAGGGTCTCATCGGCCCTCAGGGTCCTCAGGGTCTCCAAGGCCCGGTCGGCAATCAGGGTCCTCAGGGTCCTCAGGGCGTCACCGGACAGGCCTTCATTCCCGACGCCATCGGCAACACTGCCGGTCGCGCAACCTACGACACTCGCTCCACAGGCTTCGCCTACCTCGACACCCAGCTCGGTCAAATCTCGTGGAAGGCTTCGGCCACCTCGGGCGACTGGACGGGCAGCGTGAGCTTCGGCCAGGGTCCTCAGGGCATCCAAGGTCTGCAGGGCATTCAAGGCCCGCAGGGCATCCAAGGACCAGCCGGTAGCGTAGGTCCCCAAGGCAACGCCGGCCCTACCGGACTTCAGGGTCCAGTGGGTGCAGACGGTGCTATCGGCCCCGCTGGTCCGCAAGGCGCGACTGGCCCCGGCTTCGCATGGAAGGGCGCATACTCGGCGGCGACGGCATACGTTCCCCGCGACGTCGTCAGCTATGCTGGCGGCTCCTACCAGAACATCGTAGCCATCTCGGGTCAGCTCCCGACGAACACAAGCTACTGGTCGCCATTCGCCGTCAAGGGCGACACAGGCGTTCAGGGCATCCAAGGTCCAGTTGGTCCGGTAGGCCCCCAGGGTGCTGCTGGCGCCACCGGCCCTCAGGGTGCGACTGGCCCTCAGGGTCCTGGTCAGGCTCCCTCGATCACCATCTTCACGGCCTCTGGTACGTGGACCAAGCCGGCTGGCATAGACCCCAACGCACTCGTCATCGTTGATGAGTGGGGTGGTGGCGCTGGCGGCGGCTCTAACACGCGCGGCGGCGGCGGCGGTGGCGGCGGCTATAGGCGTCTGACCTTCCGTGCCAGCCAGCTCGGCGCGACCGTAGCTGTGATCGTTGGTGCCGGTGGCGCTGTCGATGCTGCTGGAGGCTCGTCGAGCTTCAACGGCGTCTCCGTCTTCGGCGGTGGCACTGGGGCCGCTGGCTCAGGTTCTGCAGGCTTCGCTGGTGGCGGCGGCGGTAGCTGGAACAGTGTCGGGGGTAACGGTGGCTCCGGTACAGGCACTGGCTCTGTTGGCCCTACTGGTGGTGGCGGCGGTGCGGCTCTTGGCTCCGTTGGTGGACGTGGGGGCGGCTCTGGTGGTCCTTTCGGGGGCAACGGCGGCGCACTCTCTCAGGCCCCTGGCAACCTCGGCGGTGATGGCATTGAAGGCGGCGGTGGCGGCGGCGGTGGGGGCAACTCCAACGCTGGTGGTGCTGGCGGCGACAGCGTCTACGGCGGTGGCGGTGGTGGCGGCTCTGGCACTTCTTCAGGTGCTGGTGGCACGAGCATCTACGGCGGCGCTGGTGGAACAGGTTCCGTTGCTGCCGTTGGCGGCACTGCCGGCTCGGCCCCAGGTGGCGGCGGCGGCGGTAATAACGTTGGCGCGCGCGGCGAAGTCCGCGTCTGGATCGTATAAGGAAACACACAACATGGCACGTTACGCTGTCCTCGCTGGCAGCGTGGTCGAGAACATCATTGAAGCGGTCCCGGGGTTCACTCTCCCGGGCCGCTCTCTGGTGCCGGCCACGGCAAACGCACAAGTCGGCTTCACGTACTCCGAAGGCATCTTCACGGCACCCGCTGGGCCGACCGTAGAAGAGCTTCGTGAGGCGTTGCCGCAGATTACCCCGAGGCAGCTCAGGCTCGCCCTGCTGTCCCTCGGCATTCACGAAGCAGACGTCGACATCAAGCTGGTCAATGACCCGGCTGGAATGGTCGAGTGGAAATACGCAACTTACTTCAAGCGATCCCATCCGCTTGTCGACGGCCTCGGTGCCCTCTTCTCCATCACCGCAGAGCAGACCGACAGCCTTTGGGCATGGGCGGCTGCGCTGTGATCCTCTCTCTAATCGCAGGACCATCCAACGTGGACACCACTACCGCTGCGGTCGCCGTCTCCGCAGTCGCGAGCCCCGTTTGGCTCCCCTGGCTCCATGTGGCGTCTGACGGCGCAGCTCTCATCGCACCCATCCTCGGCACCATCTGGCTCATCGTCCAGATCGCTTCCAAGGCCCGCGAATTGCTCCGAAAGGACACCAAGTGAAGACCAACAAGTCGGGTCTCGAAGACCTCTTCGACACCTTCGCAACGCAGCTCAAGACGATCCTCACCGATGGCCGCACGGTCGTCGACAAGGAGACCGGCGAGGCTGTCCAGATCACGCCCGACGCGGCGTCCCTGAACGTCATCCTGAACTTCCTCAAGCACACCGGCACGACGGTCGCCCCGGGCACCAACCCGGTGGTCAACGACATCGTCGCCAATCTGCCGTTTGACGGCTCCGAACATCAAGAACGGTACAACCAGTGAACATCACCGCTCAGAACACCTTCACCACGCCGATCCTCATCCAGGCAGCCAACAAGTTCGACATCACGGTCAGCGGCACGTTCGTCGCCACCGTGGTCCTCCAGCGCTCCAAGGATCAGGTTACCTGGCTCGACGTCGAGACCTTCACGGCCCCGGTCGAGAAGACTGGTGACGCCGGCTCCGCTTGGTACTTCCGCATCGGCGTGAAGACCGGTGGCTTCACCTCTGGCACGGCTGTCGTCGACCTCTTCGACTAATGGCAACTGTCACCCGCTCGGTCCTGCGGGGCGTCCTTCGGGACGTCCTGTCGGGGGCCACAGCAATAAGTTCTCCCACGCTGCTCACCTATGCCTCTCGCATCGCCCAGCTCGGGGACAGCATTACGCAGTACGGCGCGGCTCTCTCGACCTCTCTGCTCAGCTTCAGCAACGCTGGCGAGCTAGAGACGGCAGCCTCCCTCAAGGGCAACTTCAACATCGACATCTGGGGCTCCGACAGCGCCACTAACCCCGGCTGGTTCGGTGGTGACATGGGCATTGCTGGCCAGACCCTGACGGGTATCGGGCTCCGCTTGCCTGACGCTATCGGCCTCATGCCTGACGCGCTCATCATCGCGGGCGGGACCAACGACAACGTCGGCAGCGGCACCGTGGCAGCAACAGCCGCAGCCTACACCGGCATGGCGACGACGGCTCACAACGCTGGCGTGAAGCACGTCTTCATCCGCTCGATCTGGCCGAAGGGTCCGACCCAGAGCGTTGGCTCTACGCCGTCCGATCAGCGAGCCTACAACGCGCTCCTGAAGGCGTTCTGTGACGCGAACCCGACGTGGTGCCACTACGTCAACATCTTCGACGCGGTGACCAACGCTGACGGCACCCCGAAGACCGGGATGTTGAACGCTGACGATCTGCACCCATCCGCACTCGGCGGCTACACGGCTGGCACTGCCATGCTCGCGGCTATTGAGGCAGTCATGGACAACACCAAGAACTCGTCCTGGCTGGTCGACAACTTCTGGGCCACCGGCAACATCATCACCTCCGGGTCTCTCCCCGGCACCGTGGCGGCGTCTGGCACCGGCATCAGCGGCAACCTTCCGACCGGCTGGACCGCAGCCCTCTCGGCCACCCCGACGTCGACCGTAGCGTTCTCGCTGGTCGCCAACCCTGACACGGGTGGGCAGTCGCTGGTCATGGACATCGTCCCTGGCTCGGGCACCGGCTCTGACGTGCTGACCATCTCGCTCCCCTCGGTCACCCCTACGGCCAGCCAATGGTACAAGCCATGGATGGAGTTCGAGGTTGGCGCGGGTAGCCGCAACCCTCAGCTTGAGATCATCAACGGCGTCGTCAATCCCGACAACCCGGTGACCTCCGTCCGCACCCTGTTTGGTGATCTGGCCTCGGTCACCACCGGCAAGGTCAAGGCTGCCGCCCCGCCGATCCAAAGCAGGGCCACCGCGACCGTCCCGAAGATCATCCTCACCATCGACCGTGGCCGCGCCGCGTACCAGACCAAGGTGCATCGCGTCTACATGGGTCCGATGACCGATCCGCACATCACATGGGGTCAGACCACGCTCCCGGTGAACAGCGTCCTGCCGTCCGTCTCGGGCACCCCAGGCGTTGGCAACGTGCTTACCGTCAACCCCGGCACTTGGTCGGGCCTCACCAGCACCAACACCTCGTCGCAGTCGTTCCAGTACAACCTCTATCGCGACGGCGTCTTCGTCTCCTCGACCTACTCAAGCGGCAACCTGTCGTACACCCAGGTCGCGGCAGATGGCGGCTCCACGCTCTGGTGGACTGTGGGCGCGGCGAACATGGCCAAGGGTCGCTCGGCAACCTCCCTGTCCCCCTCGGTCAACGTACCGAACCCGGCTTGGAAGTCCGAGTATGACTTCATCGCTGACACCCACAAGACCAGCGGTACGACTGACGGAAGCTCCACGGCCACTCTGACGACCGTTCGCGCAACCGCAGGCTACGGTTACCGGATGACCACGCTCTACCCGGCCAACACGCCGAAGCGCGGCTCCCTGGGTCTCGTGGTCGAGCCCATCGTCGACTACAAGCTCTTCCCGACGCTGCCAGACAATGCAGGCAACTGGGTCTACTCGGCTGCGGTCTGCACCCCAGGTGGCGGCGCTGTAGGCCCCGAGGGCACCATCGTGTCCAGCCGCATCGTCATGTCGACGGCTGCTGGCTACGCCCGCCGCACGGTCACCGGATCGGCCAACTACAGGTCCGCTAAGGCCATCGTGAAGGGCACCGCTGGGCAACAGGTCACGTTGTCCTACACGCCCGGTCAGGCCTCGACCCCGAACACGTCCTTCCTGCACACCTTCACGGGTGGCTGGGACGTGATCGACGTGCCGAATATCCTCGCCGGCAACTCCAGCATGGTGTTCCAGCTCACCAACGTGGCAGGCCAGTCCTCGCTCACGTTCGACGTGGTCCACTGTGGCGTCAGCATCGTCGGCACCGGCTCGGCTACCGCTGCGATCAATACGCCATTCCCGCTCACCACAGCGGCGGCATCCTCTGCGGCTGACGCGATCAGCCTCACGATCCCGGCGTCCAGCACCGATGGTGTCTTCACGTTCGACGACGGCTCCAAGCAGCGCGTTGCGGTATCGGCGGGAACCTACAACATCCCGACGACCCTCAGCCGTCGCCTGATCACCTCGTTCAAGATCATCTAAGGCACCCACAGGGAAGCCCGTCAGCGCGCGTTAGGTCAAACCCTAGCCACTCATGCCCCAAGCTCGTGGCGCGCGCTGGCGGTCTCCTGTGCCCCCATTCCAAAGGATTAAATGACCAAGCAGACGCTATCTGCCTCGACCTCGTTGTCGTCGCAGTCAGACCCTCTCCGCGACTTCCGCAATTTCCTGTACGTGGTCTGGAAACACCTCGCCCTACCGGACCCCACGAAGGTCCAGTACGACATCGCCTCCTTCCTGCAGCATGGCCCGAAGCGCCTCATCATCGAAGCCTTCCGTGGCGTCGGCAAATCCTGGGTCACCTCGGCCTTCGTGTGCTGGCTTCTCTACTGCAATCCGCAGACCAAGGTCCTCGTCATCTCGGCCTCCAAGCAGCGCTCGGACGACTTCTCGACCTTCACCATGCGCCTCATCTTTGAGATGGAATTGCTGGCCCACCTGAGGCCCACAGCAGACCAGCGCCAGTCCAAGGTAGCCTTTGACGTCGGCCCCGCCCGTGCGTCCCACAGCCCGTCTGTGAAGTCCCTGGGCATCACCTCGCAGATCGCCGGCTCCCGCGCCGACGTGATCATCGCTGACGACATCGAAGTCCCGAACAATTCAGACACCCACCTCAAGCGCGAGAAGCTCTCCGAACAGATCAAGGAGTTCGACGCCGTGCTGTCGCCGGGTGGTCGCATCATCTACCTCGGCACCCCGCAGACCGAGCAGTCGATCTACAACCTCCTGCCTGACCGTGGCTACGTCTGCCGCATCTGGCCGGCTCGCTATCCCGACGAGGAACGCCGCGCCAAGTACGGCTCCAAGCTGGCCCCAATGATCGCCCATCTGCTGGATCAGACGCCTGACCTCGTGGGTGGCACGACGGACCCTCAGCGGTTCACAGAGATCGACCTGACCGAGCGTGAGATGTCCTACGGGCGCTCAGGCTTCGCCCTCCAGTTCTACCTCGACACCAGCCTCTCGGACGAAGACAGGTTCCCCCTGAAGCTGTCCGATCTGATCATCATGGGGTTGAACCCTCGCAAGGCCCCGAGAGAGGTCGTGTGGGGCTCCGGTCCCGAACAGGTGATCGAGAAGCTGCCCATGGTTGGCCTTCCCGGCGACCGGCTGCACCGTCCGATCTTCACCGACAAGGACTTCGTCGACTACGACGGCACGGCCATGTTCGTCGATCCCTCGGGTCGCGGCAAGGACGAGACAGCCTGGGCTGTGGTCAAGATGCTCAACGGCATCCTATATCTGACCGCTGTCGGTGGTGCCCGAGGCCACGGCTACGATGACAAGGTTCTGGATCAAATCCTCGACTGCGCCAAGGAACAGGGCGTCAACGTCATCAAGGTCGAGCCCAACTACGGCGACGGCATGTTCGCCCAGCTCCTCCGTGCCAGAGCCCAGCTCCGCTACCCGGTCTTGATCGAGGACGCCGAGTGGTCGAAGGCCCAGAAGGAAGCCCGCATCATCGACACCCTTGAGCCGATCATGAACCAGCACAGACTGGTGGTCGATCCCAAGGTCATCGAGTGGGACTACGACAGCACCGCTGCCCTGCCCACCGACGAGGTCAACAAGTACCGCCTGTTCTACCAGATGACCCGGATCACCAAGAACCGGGGAGCCCTGGCTCATGACGACAGGCTCGATGCTGTTGCCGGCTGTGTCGCCTACTGGCTGGAATGGATGGCCAGGAACACGACCGTGGCTGTGGAGGTGAGGAAGCAGGAGCTGCTCGACGCCGAACTGGCTAAGTTCATGGAGACGGCCCTCGGTGGCTCCCTACGGTCGCCCCCTCGGTTCGCCCTCTAGGTCCCCCTTAAGGCTCCCATTCCCATAACCCACCCACTAGCACTACCCCGATGGTTCCCCCTTAGGGTTACCCTTAAGGTGACACCTGATGTGATCCCTTAGGTAGACCCTTAAGGTGACACCTGAGAGCATCCCTCAGCAGCCCCAGCAGTTCTCCCTGTGGTGCAGCCGAGGGGTGCCTTAGGGGGATCAGGGTAGTCAGGAGACACCTAGACCACCTCCCTTCAGGGGAACCCATCGGACTGCCTTAGGGTGTACCTGGGGTGAACCTGAGGGGGGTCGGAATATTTGGAGCAAATTTCCTTACGGGTGATCGGATAACAGGCACGCGCGCCGACCCCCCGTGGGGGTGCCTTCGGCCAGTCATTAATCCGCGCCCGCCCGGGTGTGATGCGCGTGGTCTTAGTCGCGCGTGATCGCACGTTCTCCCACACATTTCCCCACACATGAGGCGCAAGGCCTTACGTTCCAAGGCACTGCAAGGGATCACAGAACCCTTAGGCACCATGAGGCGCACCAATCGGGCACCATAGGGCGCACCATGAGGCGCACCATGAGGCGCATGGAATGGGCGTTCCAAGGCTGGAATGTTTATTCCCTTGTCTGCCAATCGGTGGTTTTGCCAATCTGTCACAAAATGACCCGGCGATATCCCGCACGGTTCACCATGAGGCGCGCGCTAGGGTCACCATGAGGCGCACCAATGGCACGATATGACCCAGGCACCGCATAGGCACCATGAGGCGCACCAATGGGGCTTGAAATGGTTGCACTAGGGCGCACCAATAGGCACCGCGGGGATTTCTTCAAACTTTCTTTCTCAATGATTTCATAGGGTTAGGCACAAAATGAGCCCTATCTGTCGTTTTTTTAATCCAAGGCACTTGCGCAATGATCCCGCTTGGGTCTATCTTCCATTCATCGAACGAAGCGGTTCGGGGCGGCGAGGTTCTCGGGTTCCACTAGACCAGCTTCATCGGTACGAGTTTCGGGGCACCAAGGGGCCTCATTCTAAAGACTGCCAGACCATCGGCTCTCTGTTCTTTGACAGGCGCAAACACGGGCAAAAGCCGCCCTAGCCACTGAATACCGTTTCTACCTATCCACTGGCGCGAAAGTTGCGGCAACGGGAAAGGATCAAGCGGGACTAGATCGAACCCTATCGGTCAACATACGGGCAGCCTTGGCGGCAACCGGAAATGACACGGGCAAGTGACAGTCTGCGGTGCCCTGACCTAAGCCTTAAGACGGTGCCAAAGAGGCAAGCGAAAGCTTCCCTACATTCTGCCTGAGCGGTGCCAAACGGTGCCGCCAAGGCATTCCAGAGTGTCGGACAACCGCGAGTTCGCGAGCTGCACGGCCTTCTGGCATGTCTTGAAAGGGGCTCAAAATGACCATCCATTCATCATTCTGGAAAGATCGCCACGGGGCGGTGCGCAATGCATCGATCAAGTGGACAGTGCGAGATAGCAACCGCCAGCGGTGCTACAACTCGGAAAGCAAGCATCTTCATCCTAAGGCCGGTCGGTTCGCTGACAGGCAAGCGGCCAAAGGGTTCGCTAGGCTCTGCGCAAAGATTGCCATTCGCCACATGGTCGCAACCGGCGTGATTGCTGATTACGACATGGTCACGCAAGAGGCGGTTCGGGCTTCCTTCAAGGTCGCTATGACCAAGGAAGATCGATCGATCTGTGACGGTTGCTCCGCTGGCGTCTATTTCGCCCGGTTCGGCTGGACGGACACAATCATTGCCCATGAGGTGGCGCATTGGGCTGACCAATGGGCGCACAAGCTCGGCGGCAAGGCGACACTGTCCAACTATGAGCCCCACGGCGCGAAGTGGCGCGGCTGGTATACCTATCTGCTTGCCGCCGCGTCGGATCGCTTCACAGTCGACGAAATCAAGGTCGGCTGGGCGGCGGATCGGCTGCCCGTCATCATGCCATAGCTTTGTCCATTCCACTGCACTCGCGGGATTGTCTCGTGAGTGTAGAGGTATGCACAAATCAACCACAACGTGAGGTTCTCACATGGCTAAGCTCTTCAAGTCCAAGACCATTCGCAGCGGCGGCAACGCCAAGACCATCAAAGGCGACAAGATGGGCGAATATGAAACCGCGATCATGTATCTCGCGCCGGCTGCTCAATCGCTGCTCGGCAACGTCTGCCCTATGGCGATCACTGCAGGGTGCGAGATGGGCTGCCTGTCCAAGGCTGGCCGCGCCGGCATGTTCTCTTCCATTGTCGAGGCGCGCATAGCCAAGACCCAACGCTATTTCAGGGACCGCGCCGTGTTCATGGCCGACTTGGTCAAGGACGTTGCCGCCTTCGTTCGCTACTGCGAGCGCAAGGGTGTCAAGGCTGCCGTGCGCCTCAATGGCACAAGCGACATTCAATGGGAGGTGGCGCATCCCTGCTACCGCGACGGCGAGCGCTTCGGGTCCATCTTCGAGGCTTTCCCTGAGGTGCGGTTCTACGACTACACCAAGATTTACAAGCGGGCCTATCGGGCGCTGCCGGCCAATTACAGCCTGACCCTGTCCTATAGCGCGGCCAGCCCGTTCTATGCCGAGGCGGTTCTCGACACTGCCGCCAAGACCGGGATCAACATCGCCGTGGTCTACCGCAGCAAGGCGCTGCGCGATGACAAGGTCGCCAACCCGTCAATGTCCTTCATGGGCCGCGACGTGATCGACGGCGACGAAACCGACATGCGCTTCTCTGACCCGATGGGTGTCATCGTCGGGCTCTACGCCAAGGGACCGGCCAAGAAGGACACTTCGGGCTTCGTCATCGGCTAACCCCTCCACTCACGCAAAGGTTCCCTGAGCGCATCGGTCGGCGTCCTCCAGCGCTGGCCGGTGTCGCTCGGGCAAGGAGATCACCATGTCCACCACTTTTGTTTCGCATAAGGGCACCGCTCACCCCGAGAACAAGGCCGACTATTACGCGGCCAGAGAGCGGCTTGAGGCTTCCGGCTGGATCAGGCTCGGCAACGGCGCTTACGGCGCGGTGTATCGGCACCCTGACTGCCCCGACACGGTCCTTAAGATCGGCAGCTTCATGTGGGGCGGTGAGCAGCGCGACGGCTGGCTTAACTACGTGAAGGCCAACGTCAAGACGCGCTCGCCACACGCTCCCAAGGTGTACGCGGTCGAGGTCTATGACGGCTACTTCTATGCCGAGATGGAGCCGCTTATCCACCTCGATCAGGCCCGCTATCACTCCGAGGGCCTGAAGGATTACCGCGACTGGAACAACCGCGCCGGCCTGTCGCCATCAATGCGGGCCTTCCAACGGCGCAACGAGCGCATCCAAGACCGCCTCGGCGAGATGGGTGTTCCGCTCATGCGCGACTGTCACCAGAACAACTACATGGTCAGGCCTTCGACGGGCGAAACCGTCCTGACTGACCCATGGGCAAACTGAGGAACCACCATGCCGCCTGAAGTCGAAACCATCTGGGCAACCCTCCTGTGGTGCGGGCTGATCACCGGCTGCGCCATCTTCGCCATTCGCACCGCAAAGGCACCGAAATGAGCCGCACCAAACAGCCGCGCCCCTATTACACGCTCGTTGCCCATGAGGGCGACCACATAGCGGACAACCCTTGGGGCATCGCCTTCGGGGACTACGACTTGGAAACCGTTAAGGCCGAGCGCGACGAGTACCGCGACAAGGGCTGGAAGGCCAAGGAACTCAAAATCATCACCACAACTGACCAGCAGGCCGACATTGATGCGGCTGTGCGGTCCCTGAACGATGAGGCATCGAAATGACCACCTACACCGCCCTGCACATGGAAGCCGCGCTCTGCATCTGGGAAGAGATGCTGGACGAGCGGGAGCGCAAAGGCCCTGCCGAGAACGAGCGCCCGTGGAAGGTTGCCATGCGGAAGATGTGGCACGACTACGGCACCGTCTCGATGCGCCACGAGGCCATCCGGCTCGGACCTATCGCCTGTGAGGTCTACGACATCATCGGCTGCGACCGGCTCGAAGAGCTGGACCTGATCCCCTACGATTGGGAGTTCATCCCCGCCTTTGTCGCCCGCGTCGACTGGTCGGGCCGTGGCATTGCCAGCGCCGACGCCAAGGACATCGCCCGCCAGCTCGATCCTGAACGGGTGCCGGCATGATGAGCCGCCCCACCTACTTCGCACCCTCGGTTGGCCGGGACTTCATCCCGCGCCGCCGCTGGCCTGACACCGTGATTGTCGCCGGCCTCTACGCCGCGTCCTTCGCCATCCTCGCAACCCTGATCCTGAGGCACCTCGGATGACCACCTACCTTGTCCAGAAGATCGACCCGCCCACCACCAAGGGCGAGAAGTGGCTCCTCGGGGAGCGCTTCGACGACGGCACCAAGAACGTGCTTGGCTTTCACACCACCAAGAAGGCCTGCAAGACGGTCGCGGGCTTCATCGCCGGCTGGCGCAACCCTGTCGAGGTCAACACCAAGGCCATCAGGATCGATGCCTGGAGGGTGGACGCATGAAGTGTAAGGCACTGATCTGGTATCACAACGCCGCTGGCACCCTGCGATCCTCGGGCGGTCTCATGGACCCTGCCTTCGACGCCTACGGGTCACTCGACGCTGCCCACAAGGCGCTCCATCGGGCGACACCCTTCGTCCGCTCCAAGGCCATCTCGGTCGAGGTCACGATCTGCACCCCGAACGTCAACTACCTCGGCGGCTATGGCCGCGACCCGTGGAGCTACGGCAGCCCCAAGCAATACACCATCGAGCAGCTCGTCGGGGTGCCCGCATGAGCCTCGGGGAGTTCATCCAACTGGTCGTCGCCGGCTGGTTCTTCATCTGCATGTTCACGGCTTGGTGGCTGGTCAAGGCCGAAACCGCCTAGCCGTACAAAATGTACGCACATTCGTCCGATCAGTACGATTAGGAATTGAAACCTATCGGCTGATGTTCTATAAACGTTCCACAAATCAACCGGAGACAACATGATCAAGACCACCACCAAGTTCGCAGTCGGCCAGAAGCTCACCTTCAAGCCCGCCACCGCGCCGGGGCATCGGTTCGACGCCAAGGAAGGCGCAAAGGCCACGGTCGGCCCGCGTGGCCACTTCGAGAGCCCATGGGGCAGCTCGTTCGTCGACATCGTGTGGGACAATAGCGCTGACCACCACCAGTCCAACGGCGGCTACTTCGCTTCCGACTTCATCGCTGCCGAGCAGGCAAAAGAGCCCACCGCGCCCATGTCCAAGGCCGTCCTCGACCTCATGCGCCGCAAGGGTGCTGTCACCTGTCTCGAAGCCCAGGGTGTGCTGCGGTGCCGTTCGCTGCCGCGCCGTATCCTTGACCTGAAGAACCTCGGCCACAAGATCGTCACCGAGCTGAAGGTCGACCCGACCGGCCAGAAGTACGCCCGGTATCACCTTCACGCAGCGTAAGAGCAACCAATTGAGGCTCATGTTAGTTGATCCTAACATGGGCCTCGGGAGGATAATCATGCCCAACAACACGCCTAAGGAGAAAGCCAAACGTTGCATCCTGATCGAGATGATGCTCGCCATTCAGGAGGCGCTAACGAAACTAGGAGACGACCCGGAGGTCAGCGTCGTGCTTATGGCGGTGCGCCTCGGGCACTACTCGGACAGGCCGATGGACATCACGTCGCTGGCCGGCGCAACGAGCCTGCCAAGGACAACCGTCCTGCGGCACCTGAGGCTGCTCGAAGAGAACAAGAGGGTCACCATTCAAAGAGGGGGTCGGCGCACCATCGTCACCCTCGACGGCAGAGCCGATATCAAGGAAACGGCACCGTTCTATCGCTTGGTAAATAGGGTTGTCATGGAGGCTGCCCGCAACCTGTCCAAATTGGACACAAAGACCATAGACTAAACCAAGAACATTGAATAAATCGACGCCAGAGCCGTCCCACAGACGGGATTAAGGCCAACTCAGGGAATAACTTATCATGATGCAGCAGTTCGAGGCTATTCTCGTCCAACTGAAACGTATTGCAGACGCACTTGAGAGTGCTGGGGGGTCCGCGTTGGGGGTCGGCGCGGCTGTGCCCAGCAACCCCTACTCAAGCCCTGACGTGCCGAAAGGCTACGACACAGTGCTGAGCTATTTTGCCAACACTAACCCGGAAGCCCTTGACTTGATGGGCGATCCGATTGCTGACACCCAACGCGACGGCTTCTGGCTCAAGCATCAGGCGAGCCGCCGCGACATTCAAATCATCTCGGTCGAAGCACCCGCTCCTTTGAAGGAGATTGGCATCGAGATGGTCAATGCATACCCAATTGAACTGCTGCGGGAACGTCTCGGCTAACGAGGCGACTGCGAGGGGCAGATAGGGACCATGAGGGGGATGATTGCGGGAACGTAATCGTCCCCTTCTTGCAAAGGGTGCGGCTCAGGAGTATTACCCACCACGTAAACACCATGTGAGGGACTTACCATGAACACCTTTGCCGGTCGTCAGACCGAGAACAAGACAGCGCGGCGACTGCTCTCCTTCATTGAGGAGTTCGGCAAGCTCGACGCTGAAATGCAAATCCAACAGATCGCCATCTTCCTCCACGTCATGGGGAAGCCCGAGCTGACCATGCGGGAGCTGGAGCAGGCAACCGGCCTCAGCTCGTCGTCAATCAGCCGGAACGTATCGGCCCTGTCCAAGACGCACCGCAAGGGGCAGCCTGGGCACGACCTCATCACCACCTTTGAGGACGCCATGGATCGCCGCATCAAGCGTGTCAGACCGACACCGAAGGGCACCAAGGTCTTCAACACCCTCATCAACATTCTGGGGAGCTAATCACATGGCAGTCAGTCCGCGCGGAAGTGGCTATCAGGCAGAGTTCGTCGTCAAGGGCGAGCGCTATCGCAAGCAGTTCGAGACGCACGATCTGGCTGTCAAGTGGGAGCTGGAGACACGCACGGCGCTCAAGCTGGGTAAGCCCCTGCCTGATGCGCCTGAGCAACAGATCGGTGGGGCAGATGCAGGCTCCATCGGCAACGCCCTGCGCGCCGCGAAGGAGAAGCGTTGGGCATACCAGCGCGGCTCGACGCGGGCCGTCCTCAATGCCGAGAAGTTCGTCGAGTGGGTCGGTGCCAAGACGCCGGCCAAGGCAGCCCTGCACGAGGACAAAATCCACGAGTTCGTGCGCCACCTCAAGAACGACCGCAAGGTCACCGGCTCGACGATCAATCGCTACCTGTCGTCGATCTCGGTCCTGATCAAGTTCGCCCGCGTCGCGCGGCCAGAGCTGAAGTATCAGGAGAAGGGTCCAAGCCGGCTCCGCTACTTCACCGAGGAGGAGGTCGCGCTTGTGATCCAGACCCTCACGCTGTGGGGCAGGCTGTCCGAGCGGGACCTGTTCATCTTCCTGATCGACACCGGCGCTCGCCCGTACTCGGAAGGCACCTCGTCGCGCTGGTCTCAGTTTCGCGACCGCACGGTCACCTTCGGGGAGCTTCAGCTCACCAAGACGGGCAAGGCCAGGACGATCCCGCTGACCACTCGGGCGCTCGAAGCTGTCGCTCGCCAGAAGGCTCTCAAGGGCAACCACGAGGGACCATGGACCGACATCACCGAGTGGCAGATGATCGAGCTGTGGCGCAACGTCCGTGGCCACCTCCCGCAGCTCAGCGACACCGTGGTCTACACCTGTCGGCACACCTGTGCGTCATGGCAAGTGCAGCGCGGCGTCGACCTCCTGCGCGTCAAGGAATGGATGGGGCACAACTCCTACCAGACCACGCTGGGCTACGCTCACCTCGCGCCGAAGCACCTCATGGACAACCTCGCTGTCCTCGAAGGTGGCGCTGGTCCGAACCTTCGGATCGTGAGCTGATTGACGGCCCTCCCACCATGTGGGACACCGACGAACCGCGTGGGGAATGTGTGGGAAATCTCCCACATTTCTCCCCCATGTGGGAGGCGAAAGCCCAGCGGACGTGGTGGAAATGGCAGACACAAGGGACTTAAAAACCACTCAAATTCCCTTGCACCCTCGCAACTAACCCCTCAAAGCCTTGCAAATCCCCGGTAAACGCCGGGGTTTCGCATTTCAAAATCAACCCCTCCACTCGCGCAACGGATTGTGTGGGAAACCCACCGTTGTGGGGATTTCAGTGGGAAAAGGAGAACAAACGTTCATGAGCAACATCCCCGAAGCCCGACAGGAACTGCTGGTTCTGGCTGACGATCTGGACGGCTACGGCCTGCCCACCACAGCATCGACCATCAGGAGTATCGTCGAAGATTACCTGACACGTCGGTCGCCCAAGAGGGTGGCTCGTCGCGTGTCGGCCCCGATGACCAAAGAGCTGGCCGAACGCATCAGGAAGTTCGCCCAGGCTGCCCCACACCTCGCCCAGACGGAGATCGCCAAGGCCTTTCAGGTGAACCCCGGTCGCGTCTCTGAAGCGCTGGCAGGGGCTCGCTGATGACCCGTGAAGAGGAACACGAGGCGCGGCGCAATGAGATGGTCAAGTGGGTCACCGAGGTCTGCCGCAAGGAGATACCCGATGCTGGCCCTTGGGGCCTGCGGATCGAGATCGGCGTTGTCATCGACTGGACAGGCTGGTCCCAACTCAGGACCGTCTTGATCAAGGTTTGGTCCATCGACCGCTGGGTCTGGTGGGTCAGCGACGACCTCAACGCAATCCGGTGGCAGTACCGGCAGGCCCTGATGAAACGACATTACGAAGACCGGAGAACGAATGACCCATCACGACCACCTCATCCAGCGCCAGATCGAGCTGGAGATCGAAATGTCGGGCCTCGGGCGAGATCGCTATCTCTCTCGGGTCCGCAAGAACGTTGACAAGGAGCGCGGCTATGAGACTGATACGGGGCGCTCGATCCTCGAAAGCGTGGTCGGTCCCGTCTCGGCGGGGATTACCAAGTTCGTTGAGGAAGCCTACTCGGGTCGTGCAAGGCCCCGCGCCACAGCCGCCAAGCTGATCAAGGATATGGATCACGACGTGGTTTCCTATCTCGCCTGCAGGGCCATCCTCGGGCGCATGATGAAGCCACGCGCTCCGGTCCTTATGACGCTGGCCGTGGCGGTTGCCCGTGCGGTCGAGCTGGAGGCCCGCTTCACCGAGTTCCGCAAGCAGGACAAGGACAAGTTCGACTACGAGCTTCGCAAGCTGTCCGACGACGGTGCGACAGAGCAGCACAAGGCTGTGGTCCTCACCTATGCCATGGGCAAATGCGGCATCCCGTGGGACCGCTGGAGCCGCACCGACATGATCCACCTCGGCATCCGGTTGGTCGAGCTGTTCGGAGAGAACACCGGCCTGACCATGATCCGGCAGGCCTTCGAGGGTGGTGACAAGAACGCCCCAAAGGACCAGTACCTCGTCCACCTGACCGAGCGCGCCGAGGCGTGGATCGACCAGTCCATCCGTGGGGGCGAGTACCTGTTCCCCGACTTCCTTCCGATGCTGATCCCGCCAAAGGACTGGATTGGGCTCTCGGGTGGCGGCTACTACACAGACCTCGACAGGCCCCTGCCGCTGGTTCGTAGGGCCAACAAGAAGCAGTTCGAGCTACTCAAGCGGAAGCTGGCTGAGGCACAACATAAGGCCGTCCTTCTGAAGGGCCTCAACGCCATCCAGAGAACACCTTGGCAGATCAATCAGCCGGTCCTCGACGTCATGAAGGCGCTGGCCAAGTCGAAGGAAGGCATCGCCGGCCTCGTGCCCGGTGACAGCCCCAAGCCGGCCCGCCCTGAGGGTGTCCCTGAAGGTGTCGACCTCAAGACCCTCTCGCCGGCCATGCAGAAGCAGTTCCAAGAGTGGAAGTGGGCAGCCCGAGACGTCTACTCGCTCAACCTTCAGCTCCGTCAGGATCGGCTCCATCAGGAGACCATGCTGGGGCTCGCTGAGCGGTTCCGTGACGAGAAGGCGATCTACTTCCCGCACAACCTCGACTTCCGTGGCCGCGCCTATCCGGTGCCGCTGGTCCTGCACCCGCAGGGCAGTGACCCGGTGAAGGCCCTGCTTCGGTTCGCTGAGGGGAAGCCTATTGGGGTGGACGGTGCGCGCTGGCTTATGATCCACGGTGCGAACACGTTCGGCGTCGACAAGGTGTCGTTCGACGAGCGCGTCAAATGGGTCGAGGATAACTGGCGACAGATCATCCGCTGCGCCAGCGACCCTATTGGCAATCTCTGGTGGACCGAGGCTGACAAGCCCTGGTGCTTCCTCGCGTTCTGCTTCGAGTACCGGGACTGGGTCGACGGGGGCTACGGCGCTGACTTCATCTCGCACCTTCCCATCGCCCTCGACGGCTCCTGCAACGGGCTGCAGCACTTCTCGGCCATGCTCCTCGACAGTGTCGGCGGGCGGGCGGTGAACCTGATCCCTGCAGCCAAGCCGCAGGACATCTATCAGGTGGTCGCTGACCGTGTGATGGAACAACTGCGTCAAATTGTCTCCACTGAAGGGACGATTGCAGAAAGGGGACGGTGGGCTCACGAATGGCTCACCATGGGGATCGACCGCAAGATCACCAAGCGCCCGGTCATGGTGCTGCCCTACGGTGGGACGCCACGGTCGTGCCTGAAGTATGTCGACGAGGCGGTGAAGGCTAAGATTGCGGGCGGCTACGTCCACAACCTGGGTGACGAGCTGAAGAAGGCCATCGGGTTCCTCTCCAGCATCATCTGGGACAGCATCGGGGACGTGGTCATCGCCGCAAGGGAGGCTATGGGGTGGCTTCAAAAGACGGCCAGGATGATGGCGAAGGAGAACCTTCCCATGCACTGGACGACGCCATCTGGTTTCGTGGCCTATCAAGGCTACGTCGACATGAAGCCCCGGAGGATCGACACTAAGATCGCCGGCAAGCTGGTGAGGCTGAGGGCTTACGAGGACACCGACCAGCTCGACGTCTCGAAGCAGGCGACGTCTATCAGCCCAAACAATGTCCACTCCATGGACGCATCGGCCATGACCCTCACTGTAGCTGAACTGTCCGACCGGGGTCTCACCGACTTCGCTATGATCCACGACAGCTATGGCACCCACGCCTGCAACACGACCCTGCTCGCCTCGACCCTCCGCAAGGTGTTCGTCGAGATGTACAGGACAGACCCACTCACCAAGCTCCGCGACGAGCTTATCCAACAATCATCCGCTCTCCTCATGGCAGAGGAGTTCGAGCAACTTCCATCGAAAGGAGACCTGGACCTCTCTCTGGTCCTGCAATCAGACTTCTTCTTCGCCTAGATCATTGCACTTGCGGGAAGATTGCCCGAGTGCATCCATAACCCACCCACTAGCCCTACGAAACATTCATCGAAGGATTTCACATGAAGCAGAACATCACGATCCGCATGGGTGCTGCCCATCAGGACATCACCGTGGGCAACGTCAACATCGACCTTGCTGCCGCCTCGAAGACGGATCGATACGAGGTTCGCAAGAGCCTGATCGAGGGCCTAAAGGGCAACGGCTACTTCGGCAAGAAGGAACAGCGCAAGGCCACCTTCCGCAACCGGAGGGCTGCTGCTTGACGGCTTTGTTCCTCCACGATTGGTCCGAAGGTGGTGGCAACTACAAGGGCTCCGGTCTCACCGGCCTGAAGGCTGACTTCCAGATCGACGATGCTGCCCTTGAGGGCGTTGAGGTGCTGGTCGCCTCCTACACCTACGAGGACTACAGCGGATCGGCCTACGTGCTGTTCCAGAAGAACGGTCACCTGTTCGAGGTCCATGGGAGCCACTGCTCCTGCTACGGCCTGGAAGACCAGTGGGAGCCCGAAGCGGTCACCCGCGAAGCCATCCTGCGCCGCCTCAAGGGTTCCTGGGGTGAAGAGGGCCGCATCAAGGATCACATCCGCGAGGCCCTCGCATGAGCAAAGGTCACGACTTCGCTGTCGCCCTGATCATTGCCCTGCTGGTCAACCTCCTGGCCATCGACGCAGGCGTCATCACCGCGATCTGGTGGTTCTTCTCATGAGCATTGAGGCAGCCACCTCGATCCTCGCGATCTCAATGATCCTCCTCTTCATCTACGCAAACTGGAAAGGCCCCGATGCCCAAGCTTAACCGTGACGTGCTGAACACGGCGACCCCTCGTGACGTCGCTATGGCAGCCATGACCGTCCTCGACCGACTGCAGGACTTCCGCCCCGAGATACAGATCATGGGCGCAGCCACAGTCTTCCTCACCCTCGCAGACCACCTCGGCATTCCTGCTCAGGAAGCCTTCACGGTCACCAAGAACCTGATCAACGGGGACGACGGCAAGCGCGCCGAGTTCCGTGGCATCGACGCATACATGAAAGGCGAACTGAAATGAGCAACTTCAAGGCAGGCGATACCGTCAGGTGCATCCGCGCTCAGAACCGCAGCAAGTTGACGCTGGGCGCTGAATACGTGGTCAAGTCTTGCGGCCCCTCCTACACGGCTGTCGAGGGTGTCCCCGGCTGCTTCTACAACAGCCGCTTCGAGCTGGTCACCAAGGCCAAGGCCAAGGCCAAGGGCAAGGGCAAGTCAGCCCCGTTCGGTCAGGTCCGCTCGGTCACGGTCAACATGTCCGACATCCACGACGTGCTGACCCAGTACGTCCGCTTCGGCCTCGGCATCAACGCCACGGTCGAGAAGATCATCGACAAGTTCCCCGAGGCTGTCGAGCTGGTCCTGAAGCACGAGGTCGCCGCGTGAACCACCTGACCCTCGCCAAACTCCTCTGGAAGCGCGGTCAGCCGCTGCCGGTCGATCTCTACATCAAGCTGACCGACCAGGGCTTCGACGTTGAAGCACTCGAACGCCACTACTCCGCTTAAACCCCTCCACTCACGAGATAATTGCACATGGCATCTGACAAGAAGAAATCCGCTCCCTCTTTCACCACTCCCCGCGTCGTCTTCGTTTACCCGAAGGTGACCGAGCCCGACTACGGCAACAAGGACTTCCCGAAGCCGGATGGCGAATACAGCGTCAAGGGCAAGATGTCCCTGGCCGCGCTGGAAGAGTTCGCCTCCCGTAAGAACAAGGATGGCGTCACCCTCAACGATCTCTACGAGGAAGCCCGCCGCAATGCCGAGAAGGCGTTCGCTGAGCTGTCCGTCAAGACCCGTAAGGAGTTCGAGAAGAAGGGCGTCACCGGCCCGGTCATGAACTCGCTGTTCGAGACCCTCTACGACAAGGACACCGAGGAAGAGACCGGCGAGGTCTGCCTCAAGTTCACCAAGAAGGCCTCGGGCACGTTCAAGAAGGGTCCGCGCGAAGGCAAGAAGTGGGCATCGTCGCCTGACATCTACGACGCTCGCGGCAAGAAGATGGTCGGCAAGCTCCCCAACATCTGGGGTGGTTCTGAGGGCAAGATTTCGTTCTCGGTCGGCACCGACAAGGATGGCAACATCGGCTACTTCATCCCCGGCTCGGGCCTCGCTGGCCTCAAGCTGCAGTTGAATGGCGTCCAGGTCATCGAGCTGGTCTCGAACGGCTCCCGCTCCGCTGACAGCCACGGCTTCGGTGAAGAGGAAGGCTACGGCTACGACCCGAGTGAGTTCGCTGAGGAAGAGGAAGGCCAGGACAAGTCCGACGCCGGCTCGACCGAAGGCGGCAAGTCTGCAGGCGAAGAAGACTTCTAAGCCTTGGCACGACGCACGTTCCCTAAGCGGACCTCGACGCGGCAGATCGCTGTCGCCAAGGGGTTCCGCTCGGGGCTCGAAGATAAGGTGGCAGGGGAATTGGACCTAGCGTCCGTCCCCTACACCTACGAGAGCTTCAAGATCACCTACGAGGTTCCTGCCCGACTGGCGAAGTACACACCGGACTTCCGCCTGCTCGGCAACGGCATCATCGTGGAGACCAAGGGGCAGTTCGTTACGGCGGATCGTCAGAAGCACCGGCTGATCAAAGAGCAGAACCCGAACCTCGACATCCGGTTCGTCTTCAGCCGCTCAGGCACCCGCATCTCCAAGCAGTCCCAGACCACCTACGCCATGTGGTGCGAAACCCAAGGCTTCCTCTACGCGGACAAGTCAATCCCCCAAGCATGGATCGACGAGCCACCGACTTCCGGTCGCGTGGAGGCACTGAACGCAATCCTCAACTCTCAATCAAAGGTCAAGAAATGAGCATCCTCTCCACCGTCATCAACTTCATCAAGCGCACTCCCTCGACCGCCAAGGCCGTCGCCGGCTTCAACAAGGCCATCGCTGAGCTGGAGAACGTGGTCGCCCATCACAACGTCAAGGCCGAGCTGCTCGACGCCCAGATCGCCGTGAAGGTCGCCGCCCAGGTTGCCGCGAAGGAAGCTGCCGCCGACGCCGACAAGATCGCCAAGCGCATCCGCAAGCTGGTCGCCTGATTGGAACACGATAGCAAGGGTTGGACGGGCCGCGAGGCTCGTTCAACTCCCTATCCGTCGGTCACCGATCTGATCGACAAGTACCTCCCGCGCAAGACCCAGGCTGAGGTCTACGCGATGTCTCGGGTCTACGAGGCCCGGATCACCGACCTGATGCGGACCATCCACGACTATCACCTCCGCTGTGAGGCGATGGGCAAGCACATGGATGGCATGGAGAAGGAGTTCTACAGCCGGGTCGCATGGCCGGTCAGCCATGGCACCTTCGAAAGCGCTGCCGAACGCTCTCCCTATGAGATGACGCAGACGTACCAAGTCACATGGCGTCCAGATACGTTCAAGTGTCGGTACGTCATGAGGGACGGCGACCTGATCAACCAGCAGGATCATCCTCACCTCTTCGAGATGGTCTGCCGGCAGTTCGAGGAACACATCACCCGAACGCTGATCCCGAAGCTTCGGCAAGAGTTCGCCAAGCTCTACCCGTTGAGCCGCCGATGAAGGCGATCCTCAGGGGCATCATCGGAACCTGGGCGCTGATCTTAGCCATCGTCGCCTTCGTCGCTCTAGGCAACTACAGCGGCCTCGCGGCATTCGTCGTCGGGATCACGCTCGTCGGTGCCGCCGTAGGTATGGCAACCGAATGACCGACGTCGAGACCTACCGGCAGGAGGCAACCCGCGCCTTCCTCGAACGGTGGGAACGGATGAGCCCTCAAGAGCGGGCCGCATACATCCGTCTCACCTCCCAACTCCAACAGTTCCAGAACAACCCACCGCAAGGATGAATGCACGAAACCGACAGTGAGTTTCTGCGCAAGGAGCCGTGCCCAAAGTGCGGTTCCCGCGACAATCTCGCCCGGTACACGGACGGCCACGCCTACTGCTTTGGCTGCCGTCACCACGAACCCGGAGACAGCAATTTGACAGACCAGACCGAGGCTGCAGAGCCACGGACAAACGACTTCGTTCCTCTCGGGGAGCCCGCAGATTGGGCAAGCCGAGGCATCAATCTCGAAAGCGCGCAGAAGTGGGGCTTCACCCGTTCGACCCTGAATGGTGATCCCGTCCGCTTGTTCAACTACCGAAACAGCGCGCAGCAACTGGTCTGGCAGAAGATCAGGTTCGCCGGCAAGGACTTCAGGTCCAAGGGCCACAAGGACGATATGTGCCTCTACGGCCAGTGGCTGTGGCGGGACGGCGGCAAGCGTGTCGTCATCGTCGAAGGCGAGCTGGACGCGATCTCGCTCAGCCAGATGCAGGGTCACAAGTGGCCTGTCGTCTCGATCCCCAACGGTTGCGACGGCGCGGCCAAGGCTCTCCGCAAGAACCTCCAATGGCTGGAGCAGTTCGAGGAGATCGTCCTCATGTTCGACGGTGACGATCCCGGCCAGAAGGCAGTCGACGAATGCAAGCTGATCCCGTTCACACCGGGCAAGCTGAAGATCGCCTCGCTGCCCCTCAAGGACGCCAACGAGATGCTCATGGCGGGCCGCATCAAGGAGACCATCGACGCCATCTGGGGTGCCAAGGTCTACCGCCCTGACGGTCTCGTCGGAGTGTCAGACATCATGAGCGAGCTGCTCAAGCCCGTCACCTTCGGGTTGCCCTGGTGCTTCGAGGAGTTGACCAAGCACACATACGGTCGGCGCGACGGCGAGGTCTATGGCTTCGGCGCAGGCACCGGCATCGGCAAGACGGACTTCCTGATGCAGCAGATCGCGTTTGACGTGGTCGAGCTGAAGCAGACGGTCGGGGCAATCTTCCTCGAACAGAAGCCCGTCGAGACCGCCAAGCGCGTGGCCGGCAAGATCGCTGGCAGGATGTTCCACGTTCCCGATGGGGGCTGGACACCGGACGAGCTGACGCGGGCAGCCCAGGAGTTGGACGGGAAGGTCTTCTTCTACGACAACTTCGGGCAGACCGATTGGGAGCTGGTCAAGGGGCACATCCGCTACATGGTGGTGAGCCTCGGCATCAAGCTGATCTACCTCGACCACCTGACGGCCCTCGGTGAAGACGCCGAAGAGCTGGGCCTGATCATGAAGGAGATGGCCGGCCTCGCAAACGAGCTGGGCTGCATCATCCACTTCGTCAGCCACCTCGCGACACCCGATGGGAAACCTCACGAGGAAGGCGGGCG